TCAATTTTCGTTTCCTGACTTAAAAATAATATTCTCAAAAGCATCCAAAGATTGTTGCTTTCGATCCCCATGAATGTGTGCATATTTTTGCAGAAAGGTAGCAGGAGTATTTCCCATAATTTCGGATAGAACCTTATCAGATTCTCCACGCTCATAATTGGTAGTTGCAAAAGTATGACGGCAACCGTACAGAGTGATCACAGGTAAACTTTCCTCGTGATTTGCATTGTAACGTTTTTCGACCCTGGTAAACATTCGATACAGATGATCAGGACGGACAGGGGTGCCGATCTCTGTATTGAAAAGAAAATCATTATCAAACAGATCTGGATATTGCAATCTCATTTCTTTCTTCCAGAGTAACTTTTTCTTAACAATCTTGTTTAGAGTATCAGGAAGGTAAACAGCTCTGAAAGAATTAGATCCTTTCATGTTGTCCTCAAGTACACCGTATTTATTCAAAGTCCGATGCATATAAAAGCACTGCCGGATTGGATCATAATCACTTTCTGCAAGCCCACAGGTTTCAGAAGGGCGAGGACCAAGCAAAATTTGACAACAGAACATTGCATAATAATGAGACTCTTTCGCTTCCATGGAACTTAAAAAGATGGAGATCTGTTCATCGGACCATGTCTGTTTAACCACGTATGCCACTTTATTTCGTTTTATTCCAATCATTGGATTATCTTTACCATCAATCAATTTTAATGGAGATACAGCGAAATTAAACACATCACAAAGGACATTGATACATTTGTTTACGGTTTCAGCTCCGTATTTGCGTTTCTTAGGATTGTTTCCATCTTCCAGACTTTTTTTAAAATTTAAAATATGCTTTGGTTCGATTGCAGAAATTGGAACATCTTCAAACACAGGGAAGATATAGCGGTCTAAGTATCCGCGGTAAGTCCGATAAGTCTGATCAGCATAAGTTTTTTTATTTGCTTCTAACCATGTGTCCGCAACCTTGCAAAAAAATTCTTCAGATTGTTTCTTCACCTTTTCTTCTTTAACTTCTTTTTTAATTTGGAGGGTAAGTTTAGCATCATCCTGTTTGGCATCCTTTTTATTTTGTCTCGATGGACCGTAGACACGTTTCTTTAAAAGCGGATGCCACTGTGATGCCATATAAATTTTTTTCGTTTTTCCTGTTTTCTTACTTACACGTTCCTGTTTAATTACAGCCATATGTATAATCCTTTCTTAAAAAAGGGTACAAAAAATACACCCTTATCAATTTGTAAAATTGGTGGGTGTATGATATAATTCTGGTGTCGAGTCAGAAGCATATCACACACCACGTTGTTGATAAGTTTCTAAATTCCGTCTGGTTGTCAGCCAGGCGGTTTTTTATTTTGACCATTTTGGTGAAGTTACCGAAATGGTATTTAGTAAATTGTTTTGTCAGACTCTGACAAAAGTATTTTGTATAAAAATCTGTGCATAAATTGACAGATGAGGCATAAACTATTATTATGACAATAAGTTAACTCGAGAAGGATATGGCTGGGTTCCCGAATGGGAGTAGGCAGTAATGCTTAGAAATTCCTTTGCCCCTGGGGTTGACTTATTTTTTGCCTTAAGATTATGATTGTCGTTATATAACGTAAAAGACCTCGTGTTTCCACGAGGTCTTTTCAATGTTAGGCCCGCAAAGGGGCAAAGTCTTTTTGTTAGGCCCGCAAAGGGGCAAAGTTTTAACAAAACAATTATATTATAGTCTATTCCTCGTGTCAAGAATTATTTACTTTCCAAGGTACAATTCTTTGATTTTATCATCAATTAAATTTAAAAGGTCATCAGAAACTCTGATTTTACTCAGAGCATCATTTGAATAAAGAGGATTGTAAATGCGTATTTTACTGACAGTGGTTATCTGATTAACAAGAGCAACACTACCAGATTTCATTTTTGAAATTTCTTTTGTAATCTTATCATTGCTTTTCAATAATTCGGTTTGACTTTGTACAGAACGATTTAAGTCTTGAATGCGCTGGTTGAGCTTCGGACCATTCATCTGTATAACATTATCGTCGCCAGTATCTTTTCTGATATCTTCTAATAATGAATCTATTTCCGCATTATTTTTGGCAATGGTTTCTTTCAAAATAGCATTTTGAGTGTTTAATTTTTCTTGTAATTGTAGAAAAATAGTATTACCTAAGGGAACTCTTGCATGATATAAAGGTTTATCATTATTTTTTACTGATGATAAAGGAACAACGGTAACAGTAGAGTCACTACGTTTATTATTGTTATCCAAAACAATTGCATAATGCAGACCGCCTTGTTCACTGCCAATATTATAACCAAGATGTACTTTTACAATTTCCCCACGTTTATATTTTTTTAATTTTCCAGGGATAAAAGTCTCCTCACGTTTTAACATTCTCATATAGTCACAAAGCCAGTAAGAAAGAACAGAAGCCTTTTTCTGAAACTTTGTGTTAGAGGATGATTGGTAACTATGTAGATGCTTAGAAACCGCTGTAAGTGCTTTTTGTATTAATTTATCTGTATCCAAAATATCTCCTTTCGAAATAAATATGGTTGTATTACAAGTAACTTTGTCAGACTCTGACAAAATAAATCTATTTCAATCTCAACCGAATCAATTCCTCACTATACCCAAGTGCCAGTGCGATCTGATTCGTGGTAAATTCCTGAAATTCAAGGAAAACTTCATCATCGATCAGAAGCTCCGCCGCAAATTTGTTTGCTTCAATCTCCATCTTACTAATCAAGAGACCAGTACATTTCCTTAAAAATGGCGTATTAGCATCAGGATGCATGATCGCATGACCTAATTCATGGGCGCATGTAAATAGCTGGTCATGTTCGGAAAGATCGTGATTGATGTGGATCTGCTTCATGCGCAGCTGCTTATTATAGTATCCGCTTATACTTCCCAATGGTTCAAATATAACCTTTATTCCTAAATGCTGAGCAATGTCAAAAGGATTATTCGTGCCATATTTTTTCTTTAATGATCGTGTTTTTTTACGAATATCCAATGAATCACTTCCTTTTATTTTTTATCTCTGTATTTCTTTGGTGTGAACTTTTGCTTAGCATTGATTTTTGCGATTGTGATACTGTTCTGGAGACTTGCTTTTAATAATTCTCTTGTTTGATCATCAAGCGGTTCTCCAGAGAACATCAATCCATCTTGATCAGATTCTAACTGATCGAGAGTCTGCTCCAGGCGTTTGGCAATGTCTCTCTCATCTTTTTTATTTAATGTAGGAATTGATTGTGATTCAGAATCTTCCCATCCCATTAAATAAGCAGGAGTTGTATTCAATGCATTTGCAAAATCTACAACACGACTTTGAGTTATATCATTAGTTCCATTTTCTATTTTTGCAATAGTAGTTTTACTTTTATATCCAAGCTTGGAAGCAAGATCTTCTTGAGTTATTCCAAGTTCTATACGTTTTTCTTTTATTCTTTTCCCTATATCAGGCACAAATATCACCTTCTTTTTATAATTGATGAGTTAAATATACCACTAAAAAGATTCTAAATCAATATTTTTTGATGAAATAGCAAAAGATAGTTGACTTTGAATCTACCCAGTGTTATTATAATGGCAGATGATTTAAAATCATCACAAAACAAGAAAGAAGGTGTAATAATGACAGATTCAAAAGAACTTCGTAGATTAATTGAAGAAAAAGGCTTTAAATTAAAATACGTTGCAGAACGTTTGGGTCTTTCAAGTTATGGATTATCATTAAAAATTGATAATAAACAGGAATTTAAGACAAGTGAAGTATCAGCATTATGTGAGTTACTTGAGATTAAGTCTTTAGAACAAAAAGAAAAAATTTTTTTTAATCTAAAAGATGATTATAAGTCAACAAAATAGAATAACAGGGAGGTGAGGAAGAAATGAAATTAAAAGATACTAAAATAACTGTACTCATTTTAATAAGCACAGCTATTTCAGTATTAGTTTGTTTAAGTCGTTGGGTAGATAAAAAACAAACTAAAAAAATTGATATCGATACAATTTGTGAAGAATTAGCAGATCAGATTAATCATCTTCAATCTTAAGAAGATTTGCACTTTGTAAAACATCAATCGTAGAGTTAATGGATGATTTACAAAGAATTGGAATAGTATTCGCGGTAAACGTAGCGAAAAAATCTTCAAAATTAGATGATCCATCACGAGATTCAAATGCAATTTCTTTAATTTTGGATTTTAAATCAGTTATTTGACGACTATAGATCTCTTCACAAATAGAATTTAGTTCAGATTTCTTCATAACAATCTCCTTTCGTAAGACTCGGGCATGGCAGTGCCCTGTAAATTAATTATACGAAAAGAGTTAAAAATTGACAAGCTAACAAAATGACAGGGAGGTGAGAAGGATGACGGAAGAAGAAATAAGAAATCGAGGTATCCGATGTGCGTTGAGACATATGCATTCATTAAGAGTGCAGGCTGCTGGTGGGAAAAAGGCAGATTTCATAGAGCCCTGTCAGCAGTGTGGAGAATTTGATGTCTGTGAAGCAGATTGGTCAGAGACTACAAAATTGATCATGAAAGAATCAGGATATCTTGATTGCGATTAGAAATTTAAGAGCACCGAATAAATCGGTGCCACATAAATCTATAAAGATGTCGGAGCTGATAGAAAAACAGGACATTTTTTCTGCCCATATGGACAGGCAGAAAGTTTAGGACAAATAAAATCAGACTTTTTAAAGTGTTTAGTTAATGTTCCAGTCATGGGAACTTCTTGATACAAAACTGAAATTTCCATTTCAGAATTTGTATGAGGACAAAGATTTTTAAAACGTTTTGTTTTCATTGTGAATTGTTTCCTTTCATTAAACTCGGGAAGTGCGATTCCCTGTAAATTAATTATATGAAGAAAGTTAAAAATTGACAAGTCAACGAAATGACAGAGAGGTGAGGAAGATAAGTAACAAGAAAACGATTTGCCCAAATTGCAATCATGAAAATAAGAAAGAAGCAAATTTCTGCGTAAATTGTGGTCAGAAATTAAGAGAGAGTTGTAAATGCTGGGTAACAAAACAGGACAACTATTCCTGTGGAGAGAAGAATTGTCCTGGATATAAGCTTTTAACGCAATTAACAGAAAAAGATATTCATTGCATGGCAAGGATTATTCAGAGTTCTGTATTTGCAGAAGGTTGGATTTTTTGCGGATGCCAATATTGTAAATATTGGAAAGATGGATGTGAAAAAACTTTTGAAGAAGAAAATGGGAGGATACATTACGATGTGATCATGAAAAAACTCCAGCAGATTACTGGGTTAGATATGAGTTTAAATGCCAGCAATCTGAAGGAGAAATTTCAACGTGATTTTACCAAGCAGGAGGTAAGAAAAGTGTCTACAAATGTATTTGAAACAATTAAAAAAATTAATCAAGAAGTAGAAGTATGTTATCAATCACTCAAAAAGGAGTGTAACACATACAAAGAACTTGAAGAAGTAATCAAAGATATTGCATGGTTAGGTAACTATGATGGTTTTGGGATGACAAGAAACTTTCTTGTGAATTTAATGCGTAAAAAAATGGAAGAAGAGAAAAACAATCTGAGTATCCATTAGACATGAGGAGAAAGTAGCATGAAAATAACAACGATATTAATTCTGTGGATGTTTATTATGTGCATGATGAACACTAGAAGATAGGAGATGAAAGATATATGTATTTGGAGGAAAGAGTAGAACAGTTAGAGCAACAAATTGAAGAGTTGAAGGCTCAAAGGCAAAGTGAAAATTATCTAACACCAGCTCAATTTGCCGAAAAAATGAACTGTTCAAGAGCATCAGTGTCAAAAATGACTCAAAACGGAGATGTTAAAGTTATCCGATTAGGAAAACTGGTAAGAATCCCTATGAGTCAATTTGAGAAAGAAGAAAACAAAGAAAAAGCATGGAAGGATGTGGTATTCAAAGGAGCATAGAGAATTTACAAAACAAAGACACTAAAAAATAGAGATAAGTACCTATCTTTCGGGTCTGAAAAGTAAATTTAGATACATAGAAAGGTAGAAAATGAACATATTTGTAATTTTATTTAGAGTGCTTATGATCATCGTTGCAGCAGCATTGATCATAATTGGATGTTTTGACGAAAACGGAATTAGAAAATCGAAGAAAATAGCATTATTAGGCATTGTTCCATTAGCAATGTTCGTAATTAGTTTATGTATTGTGTATGTACCAAGTAACAATGTCGGGATTAGATGGTCGGCATTTGGAGGAACAAGCAACAAAACACTGAATGAAGGAATTGCGATCAAAAGCCCGATCGATAAGGTTTTTCTGATTCCTACAACTGTAGAAGAGAGAACGATCAAGAAAGTAAATGTCCAGACGAAAGACGCTCAATTTGTAACATCTGAGGTAAACGTTAAGTTTAAAGTAAATCAGAAAGATGCATTTAAAGTGTACAAGAGATACACTACATTGGACAACTTAAAGCAGAACATTATCAGCAATTATGCGCAAAAATCAATTGAAACTGTAGTGACTCAGTATAACGTCATTGATGTTTTGGGAGCCCAAAAAAATGAAGTTTATACAATGGCAACAAAAGATTTACAGCAAATGCTAAAATCTGAAGGCGTTGAATTAATCCAGTTAACTATAAAAGACATGAACGCAGGGGACGAGATTGAAAAAGCGATCGCAGATGAAGCGGTAGCCAAAAAGAGAGTTGAGACAGCAGAGCAGAATAGACTCAAAGCAAAAAAAGATGCAGAAACTAAGGTAATTAACGCAAAAGCCGAAGCGGATGCAAATAAGATTCTTGAAAAGCAGATGACAAACAAAATTTTAGCACAGCAATGGATCAAAAAATGGAATGGAGAAGTTCCAAAGGTATCAGGTGACAATAAATCAATGATTAATATTGGAGATCTGATTAAATAAAAACTTATGCTTCAGACTCGAAAGATGGGTATTTACCTCAACAATAAAGAGAACAGATGACTTTTTGAAGTGACCAAAGAAAGCAGAATGACTATCGCATGATAGGACCAACAAAAAACCTCTATTCAATATAACAACCCCTATATATGAATGAATCAACAACTTTTATTTAGTAACTAATAACAAAACCGTTAATGTTATTTTACATATCGGAAATTACATACAATTGGTCACTTCAAAAAGTCATCTGTTAGAAAAGTAAAGGAGAAATAAAAATGACACAAGAACAAATTAATTATATGAAAGAAAAACTGATCAACCTAAAAAAAAGAGACATAGCCGGAAAAATAACTATGGGAGAATATCTTACAGAGCTTCTTATGATTTCAAATGTTTATGTTCAAGAAGTAAATAAAGCCATTCTTCCATTAAGTGATGCTACAGAGCCTATTGCGGTTGCATCATTACTTTATCTGGCAAAAAGCATGAAAACACAAATGAGTGCAGAGACTATAGAAATAGCAGAAAGAATAGAAAAATTAATGGAATCATCTTTTTCAATGACACAAACAAGAAAAAAAGACGCTTATTAAAAGCGTCTTCCTTGCGAAAAAATCGCAAATGCATATTTCTAATCAAATTAAGTATACCATTATTTGCGATTTTTTTCAAGGGAACAGTACATGAAGAGGAAATATACAGATGACATAACAGATTTTACAGAACCATTTTGGGATAATCAGTGTCCGAAGTGCAAGAAACGATTTTGGTCAGTTTCTTTGGATTGCGTGTGTCCAAAATGTGGGAATCAGGAACTGTATATTTTGAATGAATCAAAACACTTAAAACATGATGAAAAAGAATTAGAAAAATTTCACAGAAAGATAATGGAGGAAGATTATGAAGACATTAACGGTAATGAATTATAAAGGTGGAGTTGGAAAGACTGCAACAGCGGTTAACGTTGCGTATGATCTAAGCGAGAAGGGATACAAAACTCTACTGATCGACTGTGATCCACAAGGAAATGCATCATATTTTTTCGGAAAGTACGATGAGACAAAGAAGAGTATTACAGGAGTATTGAACGGTGATTATGAGTTAGAAAAAGCAATCAGACGTACAAAATACAAGAATCTGGATATCATCCAGGCGGATAAGAACTTGGAGATAGTAGACATATTTAGTCCGACAGAGTTGCAATATCAATTAAAGAAGGTAGAACATCGTTATGATTTTGTTATTTGCGACTGCCATCCGACTTTTGATACATATACGCAATGTGCTTTGAATGCGGCAGATCTGTGCATTGTACCAGTGAAGTTAGACAAAAATTCAATCAACGGATTAGCGTTGTTTGACGAACATTTCCAAGAAGTTCTTGATTATAATCATAACAGCGAATACAAAGTATTAATGACGATGTGGAGAGATACGAAAGCAAATAAGCAAGGATTACTAGAAATCGTAAACAAACATCAGTATCCATTGTTTCAGAGCATGATCAGAAACTCAACAGCGGTGGACGAAGCTACTTACAAGCGAAAACCTTTACGAAAATGTGCAAGCAGAAGCAACGCATGTCTTGACTACCTAGACTTGACAGATGAGCTGATCAAGGAGGTGCAGTGATGAATATGGATGATCTTTTAAAGAACATAGGACAAAAGAATATACAAGAGAAGAAGAAAACAGCACCAAAAGTACAGATGATCCATTACAGTAAACTAAAACCAAATCCAGATAACTTTTATGAGACACCAGACATTGAAAAGCTTGCGGCTGCGATCAGGCTCGCAGGAGAGATTAAAAATCCTTTACGAGTCCACAAAACCGACATCGATGAGTATGAAGTGAATGAAGGACATAGAAGACGTTTAGCAACAATTTATAATGTCGAACAGATGGGATTAAAAGAATTTGAGTTTGTTCCTTGTGTCGTTGAGAAAAATGATACAACGATAGAGAAAATTAACCTGATTCTCAGCAATTCAACACAGAGAGAAAGAACAGAATACGAGAAGATGCAAGAAGCGGACAAGCTTCGTAAGTTATTAGATAAATACGCAAAAGAAAATGAGACAAAGATATCTTCTACAGATATGAGAAAACTGATTGCAAGCATATTAGGAGTCTCTGGAACAAAAGTTGCACAGTTGGAAAGTATCAACAGGAATCTTGTTGATGATGCAAAAAAGAAATTTGAGAAAGGCGAGATCCCAGTATCGGTAGCAAACGAGATGGCATCATTACCAGAAAAGATACAGGAAGATTTATCAAGCAATGATGATATTAAGTTATCTAAAGTAAAAGAAATCAAAGAGGATTCCAAAACATGGACAAAGTGCAGATACGATGAATCAAAACGGTGTCGAGTAAATCTTGTCCAGAAGTACCCTAAATACTTAAAAACAGAAGGTCCTTGTCCTGGATGTTGTAGGATTTGCAATTATGTGAAAACTTGTCGATACCATTGTGAAAATTTAGAACACAACAAGAATAAAATATCAGAATCACAAGCAGAAATACCAAGATGTGCATACGATGACACGATAGAGTGTCACATTGCTGAAACAATTAAAAAGTATAAGCCAAACAGAAATATTGCGGAATGCCCTGGGTGTTGTAATCTGTGTTCATATACAGATACATGTGGACATGTTTGTGCAAAACTACGAGAAAGTGTTGATAAAATGCTGACAGAAAAGGATTTAGATAAAATAACTTTCACATTTCAGGACGTAAAATTAGCACTAAGTTGGGTAAAGAAACAGATTCCACAGACGAAGCAAAAAGATGAAGAAACAGCTGTAAGGATAAAAGTAATGTCTGAGGCATTAAAAAAATATTTAAAAGAAATGATGGTGGTAATTGATTATGAAAAGTAGCTTTTTAATTTACCACGAATATAGAGAAGCACTAGAACTCTTGACAGACGAGCAACGTGGACAACTTCTTATGGCACTGATTGACTATTCAGAGGCTGGAAAACTTCCAAAGCTTGATGGAGTTGCAATGATGGCTTTTACATTCATAAGAAGCCAAATGGATCGTGACTTAGAAAAATATAATAATCGTTGTAAAACCAGTCGGGAAAATGGGAAAAAGGGCGGAAGACCTAAAAAAATAAACAAAAATGAAGAAAGTGAAAACCTAGAAAACCAAACGGTTTTAAAAAAAACCGAAAAAAACCCAGAAAACCCGATAAAGATAAAGAATCATGATAAAGAAAAAGATATAAATAAAAATACTATGTGCAAATCTAAAGCAGATGCACTGTTTGAGAGAGTTTGGCAATTATACCCAAAAAAACGTGGGAAAGGGCAAGTCTCAGAGGCTAGTAAGAGGCGTTTACTTGATATCGGCTTTGAAGAATTAGAACGTGCCATTAACCGATACAAGGCGGACCTAGATCTTGAAGACTGGAGAAAACCCCAAAATGGCAGCACGTTTTTTAACTCAGGGTATATAGATTACTTGGATGCTAATTACGAAAAGCCGCAAGAAGTTAGACAGAAAACACCAGGAAAATTAGATTGCCAGAGAGATTATGATTTCAATTCGCTAGAACAACAGCTGCTTAGAAAACAGCAGGAAGGAATGTAACGATGGGAACTAAGAGAAAATATGCATCTTCTAAGGCAATAACGAAGAATCCGATCAGTTTCGAAATGGTTGAAGAAAAAGTAAAAGCTATGCAGCCAGGAAGAAAAATAAAAATATGGGTGCCACGTAACAAAACACAGGATAACGAAAATCCGTATCGGATTGTAAAAGGAACTGTTGTAAAAATATACGAGAATCACATACAGATTTTTGTAAAAACAAAAAGAGGAGCAAAGTATAACGAGTGCTTTTTGAAACGAGATTTATATCACTGGAAGTTTGAAGTTAGATAAACGAAAAAAGAGACAAGAACTCAACGAAAAGTTCAATGCCTCGTAACAAGTATATCATACGCAGGAGGTATTGAACAGTTGGAAATTACTTTTGATGATGCAAGAAAAAGACTTAAGCAAATCCGTTGGATGGATAATGAGATTGATGCTCTGATCGAAGATAAAAAAGGATACATGGATTTAGCAACGAAGACAACAAGTACCACGGACGGCGCTGGTATACATGGATCAGGAGAAAACGATAAAATGGCGTCGATCATAGCAAAGATTGCCGATATGGAAAATGAGATTTATGCAAGAATTGATAGATTGGTGGATTATAAAAAACAGATATCTTGGATCGTACAACAGATTGAAGACAAGGAGTGCCAGAAGATCATTACTCTTAAATTTTTCAGGTATATGCAAATGACAGATGTTGCAAAAGCAATGAACATGGACCGAAGTACCGTGTATAGAAAATACAATAAGGGAATTGAAGAGGTACGAAGAATTTTGTCAGAGTCTGACAAAAAATAAATAATATCCTGCGGCTTAAATGTTTGACCGATGGAACATGTAAACAAATTTGTCGTCTTACCAATTAGCCTATATCTTGATATCGGTCAAACATTTAAGCCGCAAGGCTTAGAGCTGGATGTTTATATACCACGAAGACAATTTAATAAAGATCCATAATATAGCTCATAAGAAACGTAGTGTATAGGTTACTAATTGCCCGGCTTCGGTCGGGCAGAAAGGAGAAATCAATCATGATGAATAAGCAAAAGATAAACAAATTAATGATACATTGCAATAGTCAGGAAGATTGCGGCAGTTGTGTGTTGGATGATATATGTATAGGATCATTTTGGAGTGAAACAGATGAAAATATAGATGCGATGTATAGAAAAATTACAAAAACATCAGTAACAGATAATTTAACAGGAGTTGTAAAAGAGCATGAAAAGACGATAACAGAGATTTTCGAGGAAATAAAATCTAACATTTGTGATAATTATTGCAAATATCCATCTGAAATAAGGGATCATGACGAGATGATAGAAACAAAATGTAGTGAATGCCCATTGAATAGATTGAGTTAGTGGAAAGGAAAAGAAAAGATAATAGAAAAGTTGCTTGACACCAGGTGAATAGTATTGCTGGATATTGGAGGTAAAAATATGAGAATATATTCAAACAATAGAAGAGGAGAAAATACACTTGATCGAATGAAAATAACGATAAGGGTACCAGGGAATGAAAAGTTTGGGATAATTACACATTTTGAAAGACCATCTGTGCATAATGCTCCATATACTTATGATCATGAATTTAGTGAAGCACAGATAGATTTTGAAGATTCGTTTGAAATTGAGATGATGATCAGAGCATTACAAAAACTACAAGAGGCAGTAGTAACGAATGTTGGAAAATTTGTAATAGAAGAGAAAAGTTACAAAAATACCTTAAAAGTGAGGAAAAATAATGGATGATAAGAAAAAACAATTGCTGAATAAGCTGAAAGCATTGGCAGAGCGAGGCGTTGGTGGCGAAAAAGAAACTGCACAAAGAAAACTGCAAGAACTAATGGAAAAATATGAGATAGATGAAAATGATTTATCAGATGACAAGAAAGAAAAATATCAATTTAAATATAAGAATGAGTTTGAAAAGAAACTGATTAAACAAATAGCATATAGAACTTTTAAGAAAGAATGGTCTGAAAGAATGTATACATATTCAAGAGGAAGAGGAAAAAGATCTATCATGCTGATAGAGTGTACAAAAGCTGAAGAAATACAATTAAGAATAGAATATGAATTTTACAAAGATTTATGGAAAGAAGAAGCAGAATTTTTATTTAACGTTTTTATTCAAAAACATCGGATTTTTGATCCTGAGGGTAGCTGTAAAAAAGATCATTATAGAATGAAAGAACAGGATCTAAAAAGAATGTCAATGATGGAAATGTTATTACAAGATAAGACGATGACCAAGATGCTAGAGGCAAGAGAATGACGAAAAAAGATGGGGAAAACCTCATCTTTTTTATTATAAATATTGACATAGTGTGTACACTATAGTATAATATAAGTATGAAAGGAGGAAAGCTAATGAAAAAGAAACAAAAGAAAAAGCTTGCAAAGTTGATTATCAAAGCAATAACAGCAATAGCCCTACTGATTAGTGCGATAGCTCAACTTATACAAGCCCTTAACTAATAAAGCCCTATTAGTTAAAACAACAGAGGAAAGGGAGAGAAATCTCCCAATCCTTTGTAACAATAGTATAACACACATTAGCTTAAAAGAAAAATGAAGAAGATAACATTTTACGACATGGTATTACTGTTTGCAATCGTGTTACAGTTTGGAGAGAGAAGTATTTACACAAGTTTGATATTATTGTTCGCATCAATACTTGAACTGATTGACGTACTTCCGAAGATTGTGAGGTTGATAAAACATGGAAAGTAAAGCAAATCCACAGACAAAGGCAAGTGCAAAGTGGAATAAAAAAGCAGGATATGTAGCCAAGAGTTACAAGTTAAAAAAGGATACAGTGGAAGCGTTTGCAGAAGCATGCAAGACGGCAGGGGTAAGTCAGGCAGGTCAATTGACCAAAATGATGAATGATTTTATTCAAAAAGTGGAAGAAAATTAAAAGATGCGACACTTTGCGACACTTACATGTGTTATTATGGCATTGTAAAGAAATGAATAAAGAGGAAAAAGCACATTGGACAGATTCTGATGTGCTTTTCTTATGTCTAAAAGAAGGTGAAAGAGATTGAACACTGTACAACCAATCAGGGACATGAATACAGTTATGGACATTGCACGATATCTGAAACAGAATAACGAGAGGGATTATGTGATGTTTACAACAGGAATTTATTCAGGGTTGCGAGTGTCTGATATTCTGAAGCTTCGTGTCAAAGATGTTCGTGGGAAAGATTACATAGCCATGAGAGAAAAAAAGACAAAGAAAGAGAAGCGTTTTATCATCAATAAGAATCTGAAAAAGATACTGGAAGCGTGGACACGAGGGAAAGATGATCTTCAATATCTTCTTGAGAATCCAGTAACACATAGACCGATCAGCAGGCAAAGAGCTTGGGAAGTGATGAGGAATGCAGGAGAAGAGTTTGGAGTTTATAATCTAGGAACACACACCATGAGGAAAACATTTGGTTATCATATGTATCAGGCGACACATGATGCAGTGATGTTGATGAAATTATTCAATCATTCAGATATTCATGTAACGCTCAGATATATAGGAGTTGAACAAGATGAAACAGATCAAGCGATTTCAAAATTGGATTTTGGCGTTTGATTTTTCTTTTTGTACAGAAAAGTTAACTCAAATTTGTTGTGTAAAGTTACATGACAAAAAATAAGGTGCATTTATAAGAAAGAAAAAAACCTTTGCAAGTTTACAAAATTATAAGATATGTCAAGTCAAACAGAAAAGATAAGGCGGAATTAACTCAGCGGTTAGAGTGGTGATCTTATAAATCACTGGCGGTTGGTTCGACTCCAACATTCCGTATTCATCCAGGAGATGTAACAGTCAACTAAGACAAATAGCCATACTTAATTTTTGTCAGAGTCTTACAAACTTCTGGATGTTATAACGTGGTAGTTGTTAGGAACAGGAGCATTAAAAAATATAAGAATGTTGCTTGGTCATTCTTTATCCTCCTTTCACAAAAATGTTTATTTATAGTTGCAGTCAATAAGTTAATTAATTGGTACATGGGCGCAGCTCCTTCAGGTTCGATTCCTGATACCACGATTTTTGTCAGAGTCTGACAAAGTTATAAAGCAGAGCAGAGTAGAGCAGTGGTAGCTTGTCAGCCTCCTTAGCTGAAGGACGGTGGTTCGATTCCATCCTCTGCAATTTAGAGAAAGGAAATAATGTATGTTGAAATCATGTCAGTATTGTGGTCGTATTCATCCGAAGAATTATGATTGCGGTCGCAAGCCGAAAAGAATTAAAAGAGATACAAAGGCTTATAGGTTTCATAGAACGCAGGCATGGCAGGATAAGAGTATAGAGATTAGAAGACGAGATCATTACTTATGTCAGTGCTGTATCAGACTCATGCATGGAACAATGAGAAAACATAACTATGATGATTTATCAGTCCATCATATTGTGCCAATTGCAGAAGACTATGAGCAGAGATTGGATGATGATAATCTGATTACTGTATGTGGTCATCACCATGAGATGGCAGAGTCAGGACAGATAGACAGAGAGGTACTGCATGAGATCGCAAAGGAACAGAATGAAAAGAGAGATATGCATGGCTGAGCGAGGGTGTTCCAAGGTATCCCCCCGGGATTAAAATTTTGAAAAAAGAAACGCCGTCCAGACCGACGCCCCATCTTTCTTTTTAAAAAATTCCCACATCAGCATTTCAAAAGGAGGTGGCTTAGATATGCCGACACCAACAAAACCAGCAAACGTGATCCGCATGGAAGGCAAGAGCCATCGGACGAAAAGAGAACTGAGATCAAGGGAAAATGCAGAAAAGAAGCTTTTGACAGGTGAAAAGTTAAAGGAACGAAACGAAGTAAAAAGTAATCCAGTTGCACATAAAGAATTTTTAAGGATCAAAAAACTACTTGAAAAAATAGAGAAAAATGATGACCTGTATAGCAGTGTGATCAATCGTTACTGTCAATTATATGCAGAATGTAAAGATTTTGAAGAGAAAAGAGAAGCGATTTATAAGCAGTTGCTTGATCTTCAGGAGAATTATCAGAAGATGATTGATGAGGAAGAAATGACGATCAAAGAATACTACAATCTGGAGTTAGGAATGCAAAAGAATCTAATCTCCCTGGATAAACAGGTGCAGACAAAGAGAAAAATGCTTCTTGATATTGAAAAAGAAAATATTATGACGATTGCATCCGCATTAAGGTCCGTTCCGAAGAAAACTGAAAAGAAAGAGAATCCTCTTTTGGCGGCATTGAATAATGGTTCGTGATGGGAGAGCATACAAGTATGCAAAATGGGCAGTTTCAGAAACGGAAGGAATGGTACCGCATTATGTTAAGGTACAAGCTCAACAATGGATGGATATTGTTGATGACTATAATGAGGATGCTTATGTAGACGAAAAAGAATTTGAGAAGATATGTAACTTGTTAAAGCTGATGATCCATCCAGATGTGCATTGCAGCATTTATGATGCAATGGAAGATTATGCATGGTTGCTGATCACAGCGACACTTTGCACGATGTGGAGAGAAGGAAGTGAGATCTATGATGATAACAAAGTTAATTTTTCATCTTGCAAGATCAGATATTACACGACAGCTCTGTTAGAGATATCGCGTAAAAACCATAAAACATTTTATTGCGCGGTGATCATAATCTTATTGATGCTGACAGGTGTTGGATTTGGCAGATATTTTTCTGTTGCTCCAACGCTGGCACAGTCTTCTGAGGTAAAACTTGCAGTTCGAAAGATTCTGAAAAGCAGTCCTTTATTGATGGATGAGGAAGATCCAGCATTTAAGATTTTAAGAAGTGAAGTAACTTGCAATATTAACGAAAGTGATTTTACACCGCTGGCATATAGTAATGACAACTTGGATTCCAGATTGGCGAATGCATTCGTTGCTGATGAAGCTGGTGGAATGGATTCGTATCCGTTGGAAGCAATGCGATCATCTCAGATTGAGATCATTAACAATCTTGGAATGGTCATAAGCACGCAGTACCCAAACGATGACAATGTATTCATTGATGAGGTGGATATTGCGAAAAAATTATTAGATGGAGTACTTGAGTCTGAGGACGTTGGTACATATTTTTCTCTGCTTTACGAGCCGGATGATGAGTTGAAAACAGGAGAAACATGGCAGAAGGATGACCGCTGTATTTATCAGTCTAATCCGATCGCAGTGGAGAAAAGGGCGGTTTATAAGAATATCATAAAGAAAAGAACCGCAGCGATCTTGTATGAAAACAAGAGAGAAAATTACTTATGTAAACATAATAATATTCGATATAAAGGTCTTGGAGTTGAAGGTTATATTGACATCCAGAAAGTTAAATTATGTCGGGATGAGATAGAAAAAGAGTGGTGGCAAGGCAGAAAAGTCTGGATCGGACTGGATTTATCTCTGTCTGAGGATAATACGGCAGTTGCGATGGTTACAGAAGAAGATGGAATCATTTATACGAAAGTGCTTGGATTCTTACCAGATGGAAGGGTTGAGTATAAAACAAATAAAGAGCACGTAAATTATAAACGCTGCATCGATCATGGTGACTGCATCGCATGCGGTGATGAGGTCATAAATTACAGAATTATTGAAAATATAATCATGACTCTGGAAGAAGAATATGGAGTGACGATCATGCAGATCGGATACGATAAGTGGAATGCAATTTCATCCGTACAGAAGTTTGAAGCAGCAGGATATGAATGTGTTGAGATCAAGCAGCACAGTTCAGTGCTTCATGCACCAACCAAATTGCTGAAAGAAAAGATTTTATCCAAAGAATTTGTTTACAATTCGAACAGATTACTTGAGATTAACTTCCAGAACGCCAGATGTACCGAAGACACAAATTTAAATAAATATGTAAACAAGAAAAAATCTGCTGGAAAAGTAGATATGGTAGTGAGTCTTATCAATGCTATGTACTTATTACAGCAATATATGTTGTATGGAGTGGATGATTTCTCTGTACAGACAGCATAGGAAGGAAAGAAAATGGCATTTTTTAAGAAACGAGAAAGAGCAGAGCCGGAACAGGACAATAAAGAAAAGAATGAAAATGATTGTGATGATTTATTGATCAGTACATATCTCGGGAGGAAGAATATCACGCGAGAAATGGCAGAAGAGATTCCGGCAATTCAAGGAAATCTTGATCTGATCGTAAAAACAGCTGCTAATGTTCCAATACGTTTATACAAAAGGAATGGAAAACGTGTTGAGGAAATTGAAAATGATCACAGAGTCAGCCTGTTAAATGAAGATACAGGTGATACATTGGATGCAAAAGAAATGAAACAGGCATTGTTTCGAGACTATTTCCTTGGTAAAGGCGGCTATTGTTATGTGAATCGAGAGGGACTTAAAATCAGATCTTTACATTATGTGGATCAAAGGAATGTTGGAACTGCAAAAGATCCGGATGTGATTTTTAAGAGATATGTGATCCTGGTACAGGGAAAATCTTATTTTCCTGAGGATTTTATTACACTGCTTCGGAATACAACAGACGGAGTGAAAGGACACAGTATCATTGAAACAAATAAAACCTTGATTTCTATCATGTACAACAACATGAAGTATGAAGAAACTCTTGTGAAGACTGGTGGAAATAAAAAAGGTTTTATAAAATCACCAAGATCGCTGACACAGAAAGCATTAGATAGTATCAAGGCAGCATTTAAGAAACTGTACCAGAATAATACAGAAAATGTCGTTGTACTGAATAATGGATTGGAATTTCAGGAATCTTCCAACACATCGGTGGAAATGCAGTTGAATGAGAATAAACAGACAAACAGCAATGAGTGCTGCAAGATGCTTGGTATTCCTTCAACGATGTTGTCGGGTGGCGGAAATGAGGAAGATGACAAGAAATTTATCAAGTATTGTGTCACGAATCTGTTGGATGAATTTATGACAGCGATCAATAAAGTATTACTGCTCGAATCAGAAAAAGGGCAGTATTTTTTTGCTCCGGATATGTATGAATTGACAAAAGGAGATATTGATAAACGTTACAATGCATATAAGACAGCAACAGATAGTGGATGGTTACAGGTAGATGAGGTAAGAGAACGTGAAAACATGGAACCGCTTGGTATGAATATGATCAAGTTAGGACTTCAAGATGTTTTATATGATCCAAAGACTCAGATGCTATATGTACCAAACACGAATCAGATGCACAAATTAGGAGAAGGAGGTAATGAAGAAGGAGAGTTGAAGTAAGAGCTGGAAAAGATGGAAAAAAGTCTGTCATTATTGAAGGCTATGTGAATGTGACGAATCGAAGATCGAGACCGATTCCAGACGGAAAAGGCGGCTATTTTCTTGAGGAGATTCAGCCGGGAGTGTTCCAGCGAGCAACAAAAAAGGCAGAAGAAATTAAATTATGTCTTGATCACCGCAGAGAAATCGGTGGAACAAAGAGTAATCTGTCACTGAAAGAGGATGTGATCGGATTAAAGGCACGTGCAGAAGTAACAGATTCAGAAACTGTGAAGGCAGCAGAGGAAAAAAGATTAAGAGGTTGGTCTTTTGGTTTCAGAAAACCAAGAGAAGAACGTGCAGAAGAAAATGGGATGAGTATCCGAAAGATCTCAGATCTTGAGCTGACAGAAGTATCAATTATCGATAACAAGATGAAACCTTGGTATAATTCGACTACGATTGAAGCCAGAGCAGAAGGTGAGGATGAAATCGAAGTCAGAGCCCAGGAAGATGATCTTGACTATATAAGTAATAAGAAACATGAAAACGATGCAGAAAAAAGCAGAGCAAAGATCAAGAAGATGATCGAAGAAGCCGGAGGTAATATTTAAGGAAGATTACAAGAGTAAACAGCAGACGTATGAAAATGAATATCCAGTTTTTTGCCGGAGAGGGTAAAGAAAAGGATAACATTAAAGCATTAAGAGAAAACAGAGCAGAAAAAGTGGAAGAGTTAAAACTTTTATATGCCACTTTGAAAGCAGAAGAAAGAGCTATTACAGATGATGAAGAAAAACGTGCGGAAACACTCAATGATGAGATTAAGAGAATTGATAAAACCATTCATATCCTTGAAGATATGAAAAAGAATATTGAGGAACGCGGGGAAAGAGAAGATCCAGAGATTGATCCAGATCCAGAAAAAGAAGAAGAGAAAAGAGCAGAAGAGGAAGAAAAAGCCTTTGCAGATTACCTCAGAGGAGTGGTCACGGATGAACATCGTGCTGCAAACATTACAAAAACAGATAATGGGGCAGTGATTCCGAAAACGATCGCGAATAAGATCATTAAAAAGGTGTATGATATTTCTCCAATTCTTGAAAAGACAACAAAATACAATGTAAAGGGTGATCTGGAAATTCCGAAGTATCCAGCAGATTCAGATGATATCACAATGGCATATCATGATGAATTTACAGAACTGGAAGCAAAAGCAGGGAAATTTACAACAATATCTTTAAAAGGATTCTTATCAGGAGTGTTATCACTTGTATCTAACTCACTGATCAATAATTCACAGTTTGACATCGTATCTTTTGTCATTGATCAGATGGCATATAACGTATCACGATTCGTTGAAAAAGAACTTTTAATCGGCACAGATAACAAGATTGAAGGTCTGAAAGGTGTAGTGCTTACTACAACAGCAGAGAAAGCAACAGCGATCAAAGCAGATGAACTGATTGATCTTCAGGATTCTATTAAAGATGCATTCCAGACAGATGCGATCTGGATCATGAACTCCAAAACAAGAACAGCAATCCGTAAATTAAAAGATCAGAATGGAAGATATCTGTTACAGGATGATGTTAATGCACCATTTGGAAAAGTTCTGCTAGGAAAACCAGTGTACTGTTCTGATAATATGCCAGAGCTGGCAGCATCAGTAACAGCAATCTATTATGGAGATATGTCAGGACTTGCTGTAAAGATTGCAGAAGATCTTGAGATTGCGGTGTTACGAGAAAAATACATGACACAGCATGCAACAGGAATTGTTGGATGGATGGAAATGGATTCCAAAGTCGAAAATGAGCAGAAGATTGCAAAAATGGTTATGGCTGCGGAGTAACAGATGAAAGTGAGAGCAAAAGCTGATTTTTATGGATCTATAAAGATGGACAAAGATGAGACACGGGAGATTGAAAATGATCCCGTGATCTCCGATCTGTTAAAAATGGGATTGATAGAGATCCTGGATGAACAGGAAGGCGGTGAGTCAGATGAGAGTGAGCGAAATTGACGAAGATTATCTTGTGAATTATCTGAAACTAGATGAACCAGATGATGACGATATCAAATTTGCTCAAACCTGTCTGGATGCAGCGAAAAGTTTTATCAGAGGGCAGACAGGTCTTGATGACGAACAGATTGATGCATACGAAGATATTACGATCGCAGTATTGGTACTCACACAGGATATGTATGATAATCGTCGGTTGTATGTCGAAAAAAGCAATGTAAATAAGGTAGTGGACAGCATTATTTATCAGTATGCGGAGAATTGGTTATGAAAGAGATCAACATCGGAAAGATGAATAAGAAAATATACATATGTACACCAAGAACAACACAGGATGATATGGGACAGGATATCATGACCTATGAAAAAGGAAAAAGGATATGGGCAACCGTAAAATCTGTGCGTGGCGGTGAATATTATGATGCTTTGAAGCTGTCTCCAGAGGTATCTTATATCATTTATACAAGATACAGGAAGGACATACATCCAGATACGATCCTTATGTATCACGGAAAGAAACTGGAAGTGAAGCATGTAGCTGATATTGAAGAAGAGCAGGTAATGCTTGAGATTCAGTGTACAGAGTATAAGAAAAAAGGAGCAGATCATGGATGGATTGGAATTTGACGGATTGGATGATCTGGTTGATGGATTAGAAAATGCAGTCAGCAAGTATCCAGATCTTGCAGAGACAGGCCTAAAAAGAGAACAAAGAGATTTTAAAAAAGATATGATCCGTGAGACATGGAGTGCAGTGGATAAGCATACAGGAAATCTTGTACGAGGCTTTCGATTTTCGGCAATTAGAGGAAACAAATCTAATATGGAAACAGATTTCTATGCAGAGGGCAGCAAGAAAGGTGCGCATTTTCATCTGGTTAATAATGGTCATGAAATGGTAACAGTTGTCAGCCGGAACGGAAAGAAAGTTCAAGGCGGTGGGAAGACCGTTGGATTTGTTGCTGGGCGCAGAATCAAAGAACCAGTGATCGAGAGGTGGCATCAAGAACATGCAAAGAGAGCTGAAAAAATGCTGGAAAAGATTCATGAGGAAATTGAAAAATGATACCAATCAAAGAACTGAAAGCAAGTTATATCAAGGTTTTGCGTGAAGCAGTTCCGGGTATGAGAATTTATAGCAATGAAGTAGAGGAAGGTTATGAAACGCCTTCCTTATTTGTTCAGATGATTCCTCTGATATTTAAACAGAGGGAAACAGCAAGTATCACACGATCAAGTTATATGTTTGAAACGACGTTTTTACAGTATAAGAAAAATGATGCCGAACAGCTTGAAATCATAGAAAAGATAAGAGACAAATTAGGTGATCATTTGGAAGTGGAAGATCGGAAGATATTTGTGGAAGAACCAGAGATTCAATACACCGGACAGACTCATAATATCATACAATTTGTTTTCAAAGTTGAATTTTTAGAAGACTGCCGACAGGCAGCAATAGAGCAGATGATGCAGGAAGTTAATATGAAGGAGATGATAACAAAGGGGAACATGCAGCATTAATATAACCTTTATTGAAAAAGCAAAGACAGTGATCGAAAGATCTGGAAGCAAAAACGTAGGTCTGATCATTCCTGGAACAAACAATGACAGGATTTTAAAGATTGCACCAGGAGATAATATTCCAAGTGCTGGGTTAAAGTACAAAGAACAGATTGAGATGGCACTGATTGGGAACACGGTCAAGCCGAAAAAGTTGGTTGTTGCATTTTCAGGAGCAGATCATGCAGAGATTGATGATGCATTAAATGCATTGGCAGATGAAAATGTAAGTTATGCAGCAGTCAGCACACAGACAGAGACAGTAGCATCGAAAGTTGTCAGCTGGGTAAAGGAACAGCGAGAAATTGGAAAAAATATTAAAGCTGTTTTACCAGAAAATGCAGCGGATAATGAAGCAGTCATAAACTTTTCAACAGAAAGTGTATCAATTGTTGATAAGTCATACACTGCAGAGCAGTTTTGTGCCAGAATGGCAGGATTGTTTGCAGGAACACAGATTACAGAAAGTGCAACATATGCAGTGCTGCCAGAAGCGACAGATTGTACACGAATGTCCAAAAAAGAGATGGATTCAGCAATTGATGCAGGAAAACTGATCCTGTTTTATGAAGACGGAGAAGTCAGAGTTGCACGTGCAGTTAATTCATTTACAACAAAGACCGATGAAAAAGGAGATCAGTATAAAAAGATTAAGCTGGTCGATATTATGGACACCATCAAGAGTGATCTGAGAAGCACGATCAGAAATGAGTGGATTGGGAAAAAGGTCAATACTTATGATAATAAATGCCTTTTGATCTCTGCAATTCAGGGATATATGGATGATCTTGTATTACAGAATGTCTTAGAATCTGCAACAGTAGAAATTGATATTAATGGAAACAAACAATATCTTGAACAAAATGGTGTGGATACTACAGATATGAGTAGTGATGATATTAAGAAAGCAAATACAGGAGATAAAGTATATTTAGTTGCAAATATCAAAATGAATGATGCAATCGAAGATGTAACGTTAGAAATCAGCATTTAAAGGTTTGTCAGAGTCTGACAAAGATATTCAGGAGGTAACAAAGGGATAATTATAAACCAGATCATGTCATAAATGGAACATTCGGAAATGTATGGTTAAATGATCAGTACATGGCGGAATCTACGGCGCTACAAGCAAAGTATAAGATTACAAAAAGTGATGTTGTACAGACAAATACGTTAAGCAAAGGGCAGAAGATTACACAGTTAGAAGGAACTGGAACATTAAAAATGAATAAAATTTCTTCTTATATGATCAAACTGTTGCTTGCAGATATTAAAAAAGGGATCATGCCGGATATTACGATCATAACAGCATTGAAAGATCCGGCATCACTTGGAACAGAAAGAGTCAAAATTACAGGAGTTAGTTTCGATGAGCTTACACTGGCAGATTGGGAAGCAAACAAGTTAGGCGAAGAATCCTACCCATTTACGTTTGCTGATGCAGAACCAATCGACTTAATTTAGGAGGATAAGATGAATTTAGTAGAGAAATTATTACAGCTTGACAAGAAAGATGTTCGAAATAGTAAAACAGGAACTTATAAATCAGGAAATATGCAGCAGTTGGTTGGTGATCCAACGATCACAATTCAGGAAATTGATGCGGAGCGTCTGATGGAATTGCAGACATTGCCGCTTGATAAGGCAGGAAATTATAATTTTCAGCAGGGATATGCAGCAAATTTAATGACAGTTGCAGAAGGCGTGATCAATCCAGATCTTAAAAGCAAAGAATTGCAAGAACATTTTGGAGCAATCAATGCCTCTGATCTTGCGAAAATTCTGTTTAAAACAGAAGTGCCGGAGATCGCAACAGAAATTGCTAATTTATCAAGTCCAGATGTTGTCGATGACGAAGAACTAAAAAACTAATTCACGAAAGAGGAGATATACAAATGGCATATCTCCTCTTTCGCGATCATAATATGACTCCGTCGCAATACTATGATCTTGGACCAAATGAGAGAGCAATGCTGAGAGCATTTATAAGACAGGAATGCCAGGAAAGAGAGGAATTGTACAAGGAGCAAAGTAGTTGATGCAACACTACGACTGATAGATAAGTATACCGAACCATTGAAAAAAGCTGCAGAGCAGACACAGCATCAGGTTGGCTACATGAAACGGCAAGCGAACCAGATTAAGAGTGTTGGAAAGAGTATGTCCAGTTTTGGCTCATCTCTGACGAAAAATGTAACAGCTCCGATTCTTGCAACACTTGGAGCAACTGGAAAGATGGCTGATACATTTGAAAAAGATATGGGTCAGGTCAATACGCTTTTGGATAACAAAGAGCATCTGCAAAAGTACAAGGATACAGCGATTCAGGTGTCGAATGATACAGGAATTGCATTAGGAACAGTATCAAAAGGTGTATATCAGACGATCAGTTCCATCGGAGATCTCGGGAAGAAAACACAGGATATCTTTTCAATATCAGCAAGAGCTGCTAAAGGTGGAGGTGCTTCCGTAGCAGAATCAGTAGCATTGATCAGTTCTGGAATGAAAGGCTATGACAGTGTGAATGTCAAGACGGCACAATCAATCAGTGACATGGCTTTTATGACCCAGAAGTTAGGTGTTACGACATACAAGGAGCTGGCATCAAGTATGCAGCCTCTGTTTCCACTTGGAAAATCGTTGAATGTATCATATCAGGAATTGTTTGGAAGTATGGCAACCCTGACAGGTGTGACAGGAAATACAGCGGAAGTCACCACGCAGATGAAAGGGTTGTTTACTGGTTTATTGAAACCAACGGATTCCATGTCGAAATTAATGCAGAAATATGGATATCAAAATGGACAGGCTATGATCAAATCAGAAGGAATGTCTGGAGTACTAAAAATCTTGCAAAAGGAAACAGGCGGACAGTCAGATAAAATGGCAAAGCTGTTCAGTAATTCCAGAGCATTAACAGCGGCGATCGCATTGACTGGGTCACAATATGATACATTTCGAGAGAAGACAAAGAAAATGAATCAGGCATCAGGAGCAACAGAAAAAGCCCTGAAAGATATGAAAACGTCAACGAGTGACATAAGAAAAGCAATCAATTCAGCAAAAAATTCATTGACGGTCTTTGGAAGCTCTGTATTGAAAGTTGTTGCGCCATCAATTACTACAGGTGCAACAAAACTTGCTGATTTTGCAAAGAAATTTTCAAAGCTGAATCCCGAAACGCAAAAATTTATCGTAAGAATGGCACTGACTGTTGCAGCAGTAGGTCCGGTAATAAAAATTATTGGAACACTTACAACAGGAATAGGAAGTCTTGCAGGAAGAATGGTCACGCTGTATGGGAAGTTCTCACAAGCAGAAAGTATAGCTGCTTTCTTAGGACCTGGAGGAAAGATTGCCTTGGTATTGGTGGCAATCGCTGTTGCAGCGGTGCTGGTATATAAAAACTGGGATAAAATAACCGCCGGAGCAAGAAAAATGCAAAAGGCAGTTGTAAAGGCGATGAATGATGCAGGGGTTGATACTCAAAAGCTTGGAAAGACAGTGCGCCAGATTGGAACAATGGCAGCTAGTTCTTTTGGGAAAATAGGAAGAGCAGGAGCTGCGGTTGTTAAATTTTTAAGACCAGTTGCAACATTTGTTGCTGGAGCATTTAAACTTGTATTTGGAGCTACATTTAAATTTATTGTAGCCAGAGCATCAGGATGGCTTAAATCAACACTGGACATAATTCATGGAGTTACAACAGCATTTAGTGGCATAATAACATTTTTGGAAGGCGTATTTACAGGAAACTGGAAAAAGGCATGGACTGGTGTAAAAACAATATTCAAAGGAGCATTTGAGGCACTTGTTGGATTTGCAAAACGTCCTTTAAATCAGGTGATCGGGCTTGTAAACTCCGTGATTTCTGGATTGAATGGAATAAAAATTCCAAGTTGGGTTCCGAAACTTGGTGGCAAAGGTATTAATCTTCCAAAGATTCCAATGCTGGCAAGAGGTACAGACAATTGGAGTGGTGGTATTGCTCAAGTTCACGAAAAAGGCGGAGAGATCATAGATCTTCCGAGAGGGACGCGTGTATATCCACATGATAAGTCAGTGCAGATGGCAAGAAATCAGGGAAATAAGACTTATAAGATTGAAAAATTTGCAGATACGATCATCGTGAGAGAAGAAGCAGATATTGATAAAATAGCAGAAAAACTTGCAGAGAAATTAGAAGCAATACCGGCATAAAAGGAGAATGGAAGGGAAATTTGGTTAAATAATGGAAATGACAAGATCCGGTTTCCGGTATTGCCATCTTCCTATAAGATAGGAACATCTGTACAGAATACAACTGAAACTGTACACAAGAAAGGCGAAATAAATATTCTTGGAGACAGAAATTTAGAAACGATTGAAATAAGTTCTTTCTTTCCAGCGCAAGAATATCCCTTTTGCCAATATAAAGGATTTGATACAAATCCAATAAACTATATTAATAAAATCAAAAAGTGGGAGTATGAGAAAGTGACTCCCACTTTTGTTATGACAGGAGACGTTGATTTTAATAAAACGGTGTCGATCGAAAGTCTTGAATATGGAAAAGATGACAGCACAGGAGATATCGCATTTACTTTGAATTTGAAAGAATATATTGCGGTAACATATGCGACAGAAAAAAAGAAAACGTCAAATGGAAAGAAAGTAAAAAAGAAGAACAGTAGTAAAAAAAGAAACAGTAAAAGTGTAAAAACAACATCTTATACTGTAAAAAAAGGAGATACGTTGCGTAAGATCGCAAAAAAGAAAACAGGAAGTTCTTCAAACTGGAAGAAAATCTATACAAAAAATAAAAAAGTGATCGAAAGTGCAGCAAAGAAACATAAAAGAAGATCAAGCAGTAATGGAAGATATATTTATGCAGGCACAAAGTTGGTGATCGAGAAATGAGTTTAAATTTAAAAGTTGAATGGAAGGGAAATGATATTACCAGTACGGTCAGTTCAATTACCTGGTCTGGAAGTGCTTATTCATCTGCCAGATCACTGGAATTTAGTGTAGTGAATCCAGCAGGAGATACACACTTTAAAACGCCAGACATTAAATTGGGTGATCTCATATGTTTCTATAATGGAAATGACAAACTATTCCATGGAAAACTGACAAAGAGAGAAAGAAAAGGGGAAGCCGGAACAATTACATATACAGCGCAAGATTATATGTTATATCTGATCCGGAGCAAAGGAACCTATAAATTTAAGAAAAAGAAGCCGGAGCAGATCACACAATTAATCTGCAAAGACTTAAAGATAAAAACAAAAAGTATTGCAAAAACGAATATGAAGATCAAGAAACTATTGTTCCAAGACAAGGAATATTACAACATGATTCTTGCTGCATATTCTAAAGCGTATAAAAAAACAGGCACAAGTTATCAGCTGATCATGGATGGAGATAAATTATCTGTTATAAAGAAGGGATCAATGTTAAATGTAACATTAGATCAAAAAGAGGGTGTCACAGAGAGCTCCTACGAGCAGTCAACAGACAGCATGGTAAATAAGGTTGCAATTTATAATTCCAAGAATAAAAGAATTGGAACAGTTTCCAATAAAAATTGGATGAAAGCATATGGAACATTTCAGGATTCCGTCACTGTTGATAGTGGCAATGGAAAGAAAGAGGCTGAAAATACATTGTTGGGTCTGGATACCAGCGCATCATTGACAGCTATTGGAGATATCAGATGCAAAGCAGGATATGGAATCAAGATCAATGATGTTGATTCTGGATTGTGTGGAAAGTTCTGGATTGAGAATGATTCGCATGTATTTGAGAATGGAACTTATATGATGACTCTTGAGCTTGCATTTAAGAATGTCATGGAAACAGAAGAAGATGATGCAGAATCAAATGTTTCAGCAACTAAAAGTACAGGTATATTAAATGGGAAAAGAGTAAAGGCATTATTTACAGCATATTATCCAGCATCAAATAAGATGGAGGGCGGTTATTACGATTGCAAGGGAAAGAAACTGGACCCAAGCAAATACACATGTGCAGCACCATCTAGTATAAAGTATGGAAATGAAATACAGGTACTTGGAACAAAGACAAGCAGAGACAAGAAGGTTCATCGAGTCAATGATCGTGGCGGTGCAATCAAAGTTGTGAATGGTGTTTATCACTTTGACCTGCTAATGAAAACAAAAGCTCAATGTAACCGTTTTGGAAAACGTACCGGATACGCAATTATAGGCAATGGTACCGGATACAAGCAAACATCTGCAAGTAATACAAAAGCAGATAAGGTTATAAAGAAAGCAAAAAGTTTTATAGGAGAAGTAAAATATGTCTATGGTGCATCATCTCCACAGTCAGGGAAATCCGATTGCTCTGGGTTTACATCTTATGTATTCAGAACCACGGCAGGTAAAAATATCGGAAGAACAGCGTTAGCACAATCACAAAAAGGAACGAAAGTACAAAAAAAGAATTTGAAAAAAGGCGATCTGGTTATTTTTCAAGGAACATACAAAGCAGGAGCTTCTCATGTCGGCATTTATGCCGGATCGGGAAAGTTTGTGCACTGTTCAAGCAGTGGCGGTGTAAAAGTCAGTAATCTGAATGATTCATATTACGTGAAACACTGGCAACAAGGAAGGAGAGTTCTTTAGTGAATAGTTATGAGAGGCTGTTAAAGATCATGCAGCATCAAGGTAAAAAAGGAAATAATACAGGATTGCAGATGGCAAGGGTGGTACAAGACCAAGTGCTATGCAATGAATTAAAGCTTGATCCAGAAGACTATTACATAGCAGATGGTTTAGTCCTTAATGATGGAGACATGGTTCTGGTGTACCAGATCAGTGACGATAAATACATAATTATATGCAAGGTGGTGAATACATAAGGTTTCCATTTGAAGAAGAGACAGAAGAACTTATCAATGAAGAAGAGGAAGAAGAATATTATCCAAGAGAATTTGATATAGATTTCACTACTGGAAAATTGACAGGAAAAATTGCAGAAGGTGCAAGAGCTATTGCAGTGTGGGCGTATCTGGCAATTAAGATTGTAAGATATAAATATATTCAGTATTCATGGGAATATGGAAATGAAATGGTAAATCTGATCGGAGGAACATATTCTGATGAGTATGTGAAATCTGAAGTAAACAGGATGCTGACAGAATGTCTCGAAGTGAATCAATATGTTAATGGAATTGAGAACTTGGAGATCGAAAAAGTAGATGAAACACTACACATTAAATTTACATTATTAACGGATTATGGAAGTGAGGAGGTGGAATCGGATGTATGAGGACATGACCTTTGAAAATATCATGGTAAGTATGATGGAAGATATGCCGGATGGCTTGGATACAAGTGAGGGATCACTGATTTATCATTCCTGTGTAAAGCAGGCAGCAAGATTGGAAGAGGTGTATGTAGAACTTGCAGCATTAACAGATAACCAATATGCTGATACAGCTGATCTTGATCATTTAGTACAGTTTGGACAAGAAAGAAGGACATACATAGAAGAAGCTACTGCGGCAGAATTTGAAGGAGTATTTAATGTTTCGGTGCCGATTGGAACTGAATTTTCAGGAGATGACTATAACTATATTGTAACAGACGTGATCAATGAAGAAGAACATAAGTACAGACTAGAATGTGAAGATCCTGGAATCGCAGCGAATGGATGGTTAGGGGATCTGATGTGTTTGGATGATATTGATGGTCTGGAAGATGCGGCATTAACCAAGCTTCTGGTAGAAGGAAAAGACGAGGAAGACGAGGAATCTTACCGCATGAGAATCATGGATTCGTTTGGCATTCAGGCGTTCGGTGGAAATCGTGCATATTATAAAGAAAGAATAGGCGCAATTGATGGTGTTGGAGGAGTCAAACCATATCGACGGAAAGGAACAATCATACCAATTGTGATTATATCAGACGAATATAGAAAAGCAGAAAGCAAGCTGATCAATGACGTGCAGACGCAGGTTGATCCAATAGAACAAACAGGAGAAGGAATTGGGATTGCTCCAATTGGACATTCTGTATCGATCACAACTGTGACAGAATATATAGTTAATGTATCTGCAGTTGCTACATATGATACTGGATATTCTGCGGAAGGCTTAAAAACGCAAGTCGAAAATGCGGTAGAAGAATATCTGCTATCGCTGAGAAAGAATTGGATAAACAGTGATTCTATAATCGTGAGACGAGCAGGTATTGAAAACGCTATCTATAATGTAGAAGGAATTACAGATGTAAGTAATATATTGTTAAATGGTGGAACAGAAAATATTACGTTGCAAGAAAATGTTATTCCGGTTAAGGGGGCGGTATCATGCAGCTAAATATTCCTCCTGTGATTGAAAATATAGAAGAAATAAAAGCAATCTATGATGCAGAAGAAAAAGTTGGACAGCAATTAGAAAATGAAATAAGAGATAGAGATCTTGACACCTGTATCCGAACTTCTACAGAATATGGAATTGCACGGCGCGAAAAAATCTTAAAAATACAGCCACAGGATACAGATAGCTTAGAAGATCGAAAATTCAGAGTGCTGACAAAGTGGTATGATGACTGCCCATATACGAATCAAGATCTTATAAACAGACTTGATAATTTGCTAGGCAATGGGAACTATACCTTGGTAATTTTACCAGAAACAATGGAATTAAAATGTCTGGTAGAGTTAACAAGAAAGCAAATGTATAACGATTTCGAGCAACTATTAGAAGAGATTGTGCCACTGAATATGACGATAGATATTGGATTAAGATATAACCAACATGATACATTACATGGATTTACACATGATTATTTACACACATATACAAACGAACAGGTTAGAAATACTGTATTGAAAGGAGAGTAAG